GAAGTTGTGCTGCTGGTGTTCCTGCTCCTAGTTGCAACCCGCTTGATTGAAATGATCCAACTAAGGTTTGATTAATAGAAACAGAAAGAGTATTTGCAGCAGATCTATAAAGACCTGTTACCCCACTATCAGCCGTCCAACCTAAAGATGGCGTTGTATTACTTCCAGACGGTAGGTTTCTTAATAACGTTGTATATTGAATCTTTTTATTTTTAGCTGAGTTTGATGACTCGCTAGTGTCAATAATTGGCAGAACGTCATCAGCTACAGGAGCTGTTAGTTCAGTTAATGCCGTAACTTTGCGATCTGCCATTTTTTACTTTTAGTTTAATGCTTTAAGCCCAAGGAACACCAACCTTTTCAGTCGGGGTATTAATTAAATCAATTTGAGCTTTTAAGCCGTTTTCTATTGCTGTGACTTCTGTTGCCCCAACTGCGGTTTTCACCCATTCCAAGCACTTAGCAGCGGTCAACGAATCATAAGCAACGAAATCACTCGGCAGGGAACTAGGCTCAGTAAATTCAACTTGTCCAGTTGCTCTTGCCTTTTCTGTGCTCCCGTCCATGCCTTTTACTCTGTAAACAATGGTTTTCACAAATCCATTTGAAACATTAGCAACCATGTTGCTTTCATTGATTTCCCATGTATAGGAATAAGCCATTTTAAAAACCTTTTGTAAATAGTTTAATACTTTTAAGTAGCAGTGGTACCAATTAACTTTTCAAGAACTTTTAAAGCACCTTGATCTTCCATAATTGGTTGCGTTAAAGCTTGCCCCTCTTCTTGAAGTTTTTTTATTTGCGCTTGAATTTCTTGAAGTTTAGCAATATTAGAATCAAGCCTTGATTTAACTGTTGTTAGTTCCTCTTGAGGTGTTGACATCTTATTTAGCCTCCAATGCAGTTACTTTGTCGGATAATTCTTGTATTGCTTTGATTAAATGAGGGATAACTCGTTTGTACTCAATAAATAATAAATCTTCATTTTTAGCATTTACTAAATTAGTATCTACTTTTTGCCATTCCTGTGCAATACCACCTGTTCTTACAGTTGTATGATCTTCTGCATATTCTGGGGTGTAAGTAAAATCAACAATTCGTAATTTAAGAATGTCATCAAGTCCTTTTGCGGTAGGTACAATATTATTTTTTACACGTTCATCAGATGCAGCAGTCAGATCAATCGTGCCAAATCCATAGTATAAAGTTGTCTGACTACTACCTGATGAACCAGACACATTAATTGTATTAGCTGCTGCATTTGCTCCAATAGCTAGACCACCTGCAACATAAGCTCCTGTACTGGTTGTTGCAAATTTCGCTGAACCGCCGTCGTAATAGAGTTCTGCGGATGATCCGTTACTCTTAATAATATTATTACCATCAGAATCTTCTACTCGTACATCATCACCTTTTATTTTTATTGCTCCTGTACCATGATCTTCTATGTACGAATGAGATCCGTCATGGTAGATTTGGAGATCATTCCCAGTTCCACAATAAAGTATCCCATTATCTTCTAGGAAGATATCTCCACCACCAGTACAAGAGAAATTACCATTAACTTGAGCACCCCAAGAGGTTGTCTCAAACTTAGCAGTTGAATAAGTACCAGCATCATAAAAGAGTTGTACGGCTCCATTACCAATACACTTAATTGCAGTCTCGTTACCTTGAACTCTTATCTCTACATCGTCAGCAGCCCTAAGAATTAAATCATCACCAGGGCTTTTAGCGTCTATAATTAAATCTGTACCAGAAGTTGTATGTTCGATGTAACTGGAATCGGCATCATGGAAAATAGAAAGATCTGGCCCCGCGCCGAAAGTACATTTAGCATTATCAGCAAACTCAAGAGCGTTATCTGATCTATCCCAGACCATATCTCTGCCAGCCGTTGCACCGTCAAAAGTTACATCCTCATTAAAAGTGCTTGCGGCTGATATTGATAATCCCCCTGTTGTTGTAAATAAAGTTATCCAACCGTCATTAGCTGCGTTTCTAAGCTTGATTACATTGTTTGTAGTATCGGCCCATAACATATAAGCGTATTTTGTACTCGGTTCAGAAGACGATGAATTATTTGAGACAATTGCCGCTAATACGTTATTGATGTCGCTTCTTACAGCACTTCCAGAGGCGTTTGCAATGACGTAGTCGTGAGTTGACATAACCTAGTGATAGTAAGGGGTTTGGAGGAATAATTTAGGACTCTTCGGCCCCGTAACCGTTAGCAACATAACCAAAGACTCGATCTTGACTTGCTCCACTAGAATTATAGAAGTGGATTGTAAAGCCAGTTCGACTTTCGCTAGTAATTGTATAATAGTCACCTGTTGCCATATTACTTGCAGTAATCGTTAGTTTTGGTGTTTGATAAAAAGCATTTGTATATGTAACGGCTTTTGCTCCTGCACCTGAATTAAAGGAATTGCTTTCTGTTCTTGAGTCAAACAATAATTCATAGCCAAGTTCATCAATAATTGGAGTTTGGTCTTCACTTTCAGAAGATAAAACACATTTAAACTGGAAAACTCGGCCTGTATATCTTCCTTTTTCCATCTTGATCCACTCACCAAAAGTTGTATTTAACTCTTGCTCTAACTTGTCACCATCTTCTAATAGCAAATAATCCTCATCCTCTGTATCAAAATCACCAACAGTAGGAGCTACATCACTAATTCTAAAATAAATATCTGCATCTGTTTCATCTGCTAATTCTCCATCAAAATCAGACCACCAGTCAATATATGTTCTGTCGTCAAAAGTATCTTTAGGAAATAAACCTCTAGTCGTTAATATTCTCTTAAATATGACACTAAACTTGCCGCCTAAATCTACATAATTATTAAAGTAATACGTTCCTTCTGGATGTAAATCTCCTATCCAGTCAAAAGACGACAAATAACTAATTTGAATTCCCCAATCATCAAGAGTGGTTGTACTATCTAAAACTAAACCATCAAAAGCATCGGAATAATATACTTTTGTCCGTTGCCCTTGAAATGGTGGACTGTCTTGATCTTCTCTTCTAGTTGACTGAAGTAAACGTGGAAGTGCATCAGCAATGTTAATAATTGCACTAACAGCATTTGCACTTTTACCACCATTTTTATCCTTAAATTTAACAAGATATTCTCCATTAATTAATGGTAAAACAGCAAAGTTTGTATTCGCTTCTACCTCTCTTAATAAAGTTGAGTCTTGCCATGTTCCTGTCCCATCAGTTTTAGAAGAATGTCGAATAATTACTGTTAAATCTGAAATATTGCCACCCCACGAAGCAGGGACACTCCACATTAAATTTCCTTCGTCATTGGATGTTGGATGAATAGCAACTTGATGAGGATCAGGAGGTAATGGTACTTCAACAGTGACTTCACTACTTCCACCTGTTGCAGTAGGAAATGGAACAGTTATATATTGAGATGTATATCTTGACCTGCGATTATTTAAAGCCCATTTAGAAGCAACAGCAAAACCTAAAAAAGTCCCTGGTTGTAAATTATCAATATCAAAAGTGCTTGCATTTGTTTCAGTAAAAACCCAATCTTTTGGATGAGAACCACCTCTTACAGCAACAATAAACTCTGTTGTTGATCCACTTACTCCTCGATCCCAACTCCACGTAATCCTGTTAACAGTATTATTGTTTATTCTTACTTGAGAAAATGACCAATTTAAATTAGTAGGAGAAGCAGGATA